TAGTCTGGCTAAGGCTGTCAGTTGGCGCATCACTGGCAGTCTTGATACTTTCCTTATATCTTGGCTTATAACAGGTCAGCCTCATCTAGCTGCTGGCATTACTGCTGTTGAGCTTGCAACCAAGATCAGCCTTTACTGGTTGCACGAACGTGTTTGGCTGAAGATTAAATGGGGTCGAGAATGAATGTTACAATCGTTATACCGACGACTGGTGCTGATACTCTATATGATGCTGTCGGCAGTGCTATTGCACAAGTTTATGAAGATACACGGGTTTTGGTGGTAATAGACGGTCCAGAGTTTGAGGATCGCACTTACCACCTGTTGCAGCATTATGATGCAGATCCACGTCTTTCCTTCATGGTTTTGCCTGAAAACGTGGGTGCTAACGGTTTTTATGGACACAGAATCTATGCTGCTATAGGACACTTGGTTAACACAGATTATCTCTGTTTCCTTGACCAAGACAACTGGTTTGATCCTGAACATGTTAGTTCTCTTATTGATACCATTGAGCGTAAAGCTCTGGACTGGGCTTACTCGTACCGCAAGATCGTGGACAAACAGGGCCAACTGATCTGCGAGGACAAGTGCGAGAGTCTAGGTAAAATTACGCATTTTGTTGATACAAACTGTTACATGTTATCTCGGCAAGTCGCTGAGACCATTGGGCATGTGTGGAATGGTAAATGGGGTCAGGATCGTGTGTTCTACGATGTTGCCAGTAAATACTATCCAAACTTTGACGGATCTGGTCGGCATACGGTAAACTATCGTCTTGATGGGAACCCTAACAGCGTGACTGCTGAGTTCTTCATTGAAGGCAACAAACGGAGAGCATGATGGACTCTAAGGATCAGAACATTTTATCCAAGATTGTTAGCATGGCATTTCCTGTTTTGGTTGCTGCTGTTGGATGGTTGGTAAGTGGCATCAACGGGTTGCACATGGATGTGCAGGACATCAAGGGTAAAATGCCTTTGCTGATTACGCCCCAAGGTGTTCCCACTGACAGCCCTATTAGTGCTGAAGCTCGGTACAAGTTGCGTGATGAAATCTATAAAGATTTGAATGATCTGCGTGTGCGGGTTCGCTTGCTTGAGGCAAAGCTAGGAGATAAATAATGGATCTTGGCATCTTTGGAAAGTTGATTGAAAATGTCGCACCAACTATCGCAACAGCACTGGGTGGACCCGTGGCCGGAATGGCCGTCAAAGCATTATCTTCGGCTCTCTTGGGTCATAGTGACGGGTCTGAAGACGACATTAGAGATGCGCTGGCGACTGCTACCCCAGACCAAATAGCAGCTATCCGTAAAGTAGATGCTGATTTTAAAGTACAGATGAAATCACTAGACATTGATCTGGTTAAGATTGCTGCGTCTGATCGTGCATCAGCCAGAGACATGGCGATAAACACGCACTCCTATACGCCATCTATATTGTCATACGTTACGGTCGTTTGCTGGTCTATCATCCAGTATTATCTTTTTACGCACATCATTGATCCGTCTATGCGTGAGTTGATTGCTCGTGTATTAGGTACGCTTGATGGTGCTTTGATGCTGGTTCTGTCATTCTGGTTTGGCAGCAGCAATCCAACAATGGGGTCTAAAAATGAAAAATAACTTTGAACAGTGTCTAGCACTGGTGCTGCGTTCTGAAGGTGGGTTTGTAAACAATCCCAAAGATCCAGGTGGCATGACAAATCTTGGCGTGACCAAGGCTACCTATGAGTCTTATGTCGGTCGCTCTGTTGATGCAGATGAGATGAAAAGTTTGACACCTGATACCGTTGCTCCGTTGTACAAGAAGATGTACTGGGACAAGGTGCGTGGTGACGACATGCCTGCTGGTGTAGACTATGCTTTATTTGATCTGGCTGTTAACTCAGGACCACGTCAGGCTACCAAGTTCATCCAGAACATTGCGAGTGTGCCTGCTGATGGATTGATGGGTGATCGCACTGTGCAGCAGGTTAAGACGTTAGATCCTGCTGATACCGTTGCCAAGCTGTGCAATGAGCGGTTGCAGTTTTTACAGCAGCTCAACACTTGGGATACGTTTGGCAAGGGGTGGAGTAAGCGCGTCTCTGATGTACAAAAACGCGCTACTGCTATGGTTACCGCTTCTTGAGCGAACGCACGATGTGGTTGTAAGAAGCCACAATGTGTTGCACATGATACATGTTAGTGCTGGATAGAAGTAAAAACCTAAAGGTTTCTCTATCCATCACTCTTTCCCCCAACCCATTATTTCAGACACAAAAATAAACACCCAAAGCACAACAAAAAAACAAATAACAACCGTGCTATCCATCACTCATCCTCCTCATAGTCTGGCTCGGCAGACCATTCTTCTTCAGAATCCCATTCTGGATCTGAGAATTTAATTTGTGATGCAATCTCAACCGCATCCTCTTCGTTACAAGCACTAACAACTATAGTTTTAACGTGCTTCATGGTAACTTTGTAATTTACATTTGCACCCATCACTCTTTCTCCCCCAGTGCTTTACGGGCAACCTCAACGTCCAATTTTTTGACTGGCTTGCCGTTATCAAAATCATCATCAAGTTTATGTATTAAATCGCGCAACGCTTCCCGCAGCCGTTCAATCTCATAAGCAGCTTCTTTAGCCAAATGTTCGCCAGTACTTAACAACCGATCAACAATGTCCATCACATCAACCTTCCATCAAATGCGTATGTGCCGTGGTGAGACAAGTGAACCCAAGGGGCTGCATAGATCTGGCCACCTTGCAAACGCCACTGCCGACAGAAGTGATAATCCTCTGATAGCAAACGCTCGGTCTCAGGTTCGATGCTCTCAGTGAAGTATTGCGTAATGCGCTCGCGTGGAGCATTTGCATTAGCAAGATCAACTACGTCATTGATGTAGCTAGGTGTTTTGTCTTTCAACTCTTCAAACACTTTACGCTTGATGAGCATGAACCCTGTGCCACCAGCCCAGATCTCTAATGGCTCGTTAACAGGAACAGTAACAGAGTTAACATAATCGACAAGATTAAGCACCCACGACCCAGTGTAATGCTTAAGATTATTCGCATCTTCTCCATTCTTGACACCTTTCTCAACCATCTGCCAGTTGATCTCCTTCTTAGGGTAGATTCCACAGATGATGTCTTTGTCAGCATCAAGCATAGGCAATACCTGATCGCCATAGAACTGAATGTCTGAGTCAATAAAGAATAGATAATCTGCATCAGTTTTCATAAACTGGTTAACAAGTGCGTTACGTCCACGAGTGATTAGGCTTTCGTTAACGAGCACACTGACCATAGCTTCATGCCCAGCCTTACCAAATACGGCTTGCAGGTTAAGTAGGCTTGTCATGTAGAGTGCGTTGCAAGCTCCACCGTAGCATGGTGTAGCGATGAATATTTTAGCCATGTAGTTGACCCCTCATATCGAGAACTGGTTGCTTGTTATAGACGAGAGCAAAGTGTTCAGCACACCAGCTCTTGCCTGACATAGATCGTTTGCCGCAGATGCGTGTGTTTGCGCCATCAGGGTTGCCAGGAATGTATTTGCAATTCCTATTGGTTGCAAAGATAAACAGAACACCGTCTGTTGATTTAGGCTTCTCTACTTCCACAATAGGCTTGGGAAATAGTTTATGCACTGGCGCAGGCTTTGCGACTTGTGGCTTGCGCTCGACTTTAGGCGGTGGTTGTTTCTTTGGCCTGCTGTTGGATAGGCCAGAACGATGAATAAAACCTATGACCGAGTTGCGTGTTCTGTTGAGCTTGATGGCTATCTCCAGAGCGGTAGCACCGTTGCCGTGCATCTCACGCAAGATCTCTTTGTGCTTGTCAGGCCAGATGGCAGAGGTGACAAACTTTCTTTTGTTCATGGCACTCTCGCTACATGTTGTTTCAACTGTATGTGGGTAATTGCTCTTAATCGAGCGTGTACTTGTTTTGTTGACTTGTGGTGCTGGCGCAGTACTTTAAGCTGCTCCATCAACTGCTCACGTTCAGATAGACGGCGGGGACTTCTCAAGTCCCTTATAAACTTTAGTAGTAGATGCTTGACTTTCCACAACATTCATCACCTCTATAAAGTCTGACAGACGCATGATGACGATCTCCTCTTTGCGGTCTGCCTTGGCTATGACAATGGGTTTTTGTATGCCTGACGCTGCTGTGACTGCCTGATCCAGCCAATCATAGACACGTCCGATGTTGGCGTATCGTTTGCACTCTATGAGCCAGCGGGGGAGGTTGATGTCGCCCCCACTGTCGCGTGTCTGTGTCAGGTTCCGAGCTGCGTCATAGCCTTTCTCTTTCAAAAGATTAACTATGTCGCGTTCAAACTGGTGGCCTTTGGTGCGCTGTGACTTACCCATCAAAATGGCACTTCGTTGTCGTCACGGCTGACTGGGCGAGGATAGGCTTGCTGCTGCTGACCGTCTGGCTTCCAAGTGTTTTGCTTGAGGTTGATTCCGTTGTAGTCGTTCTTCCATGCACCCAGCTTGATCTCGTCGCCTGCCTTAGCATCCTCTGCCAAAACAATTGACCCTGTATAATCAGGATGGGTTGGGATCTGCTTCTTATCGTTGATCCGCAGCGCACCAAAACCTGGTTTTTTAGCCATTACATTTGCTCCAAAATATCTTTGTTGACGTTAGAAAGTTGCATCAAGCGTGAGGTCTTATCATCGTCGCTCAACTTCTTTGAGTCGCTGATACGGTTGGTGAGATCCATATAAGCGTCAGGCCAAGCGGCTTCATCACACCACATGTGAACCTTGCGACCACCATCACCGTCTGGGATGTAGAGGGGGAACTTACCAGTCGTGTCCTCCTCGATCTCCTCAGCCAGCTCCATGTGCTGGATTTGCACAGGTTCCTTGTGGAAAGGTTTGTCGAAGTCCATGACCTCCTCAACGGAGTAGTGGCCCTGAATACAGGCAGGATAGACACGTCGCACACCTTCCGAGACCACCCGTGCAGCCAGCATAGCGCGTGGGTAATTCTTCCAATTGTCCTTCTTGCCAAGCCCTATGTCGTGAGCCTGCTTGATCGTCCACGCCAGCGTCAGAGTGCCACCAGCAGCGTGTGAGAACGTCATTTCAACCTTCTCATCGGTGTAGGTGTTATACTCAACCTTGCCACCAGCGAGCTGAAAGCGGGCAAGAATGGCCTGAGACTTGAGGGCAGGACGACCCTGGATGATGTCGTATTCCTGCACAACCGTTGCTGGATGTTTATTCTCAGCCTGAGCCACAGCCATGATAGCCATGACCTGATCCTCAGACTTAAACCCATAAAACCCTGACTTAACAATGGCTTGCGCCATACTTCTCATGTCATTTACTGGAACCAGATTACTCATCTTCGACTTCCTCTTTTGTTAACTCAATGTCGTAAACCTTTGAAATAAAATCCATAATGTCTTTCAAAGGGAATGTAGCCGATGATGACTGATTGCTGTTTGTTACAATCGCTGTGATGGTGTTGTCACCATTGTCACAGAACGTCAGCATGGAATGTTTTTCATTAAATAACCGTACTTCTGTCTTCATCATTTTTGCCTACCTTTCATAACTTTTTATGTGCTTTAAAGCCTTCGTTAAAAGTTGTTCTAATTCTAAGAGTTTTCCCTCAACCTCTTCATCTTCACCCCAACAAATATAAAAATCGAAAAGTTCAAGTAAATTGAATTTATATCGAATTTCATCGTAGGGATCTTTTGCAAAAGGCAACCCCACAATGAGGTTCATTTTGTTTTTTTTATCTAACTGAATCGTTGGAGGTATATTTTTAAAAGTGTTCTCTATAGCTTCCGCCATATTTTTCTTAACATAATTATCAAGACGCAGATTTTCTTGAAAAAAGTTAAGATACCAATCTTTTAGGTTAACTTTGGTTTTACCAACTCTTGTCATATTCATTTTACTAAAAACCTCCGTGATCCTGATGTTTCATCTTTATACTGCTCATAAAGTTTAGGATTTTCCTGCTCAAAACGCTTGGCGTTGAACCGTTTGCTACCTTTGGCTGTCTTCCATGTGACCAAAATATCACCAGCCACGTTGACCAGCTCGGCCTTGTCACCCATAAAAGACATCAATCGAGCCTGAGCGATCTCTTCCTTGTTCTCAAGCTCTTTGATCTGCACCTTAATGTGCTTCAAGGCTTCGCAGTATTCTTCAATCACCTTGGTAGCAATGATGCTTAAGCCATCGTCCTTGCGGTAAATGCTCTGGGCCTGTGCAACGCTTTCAGGGCTGGGCAGTTGACCCGTCTTGTGCATACCCCACCAGCCAGCAGCGCGTTGGATGAAGTCTGACCTCATCTCGTCTGTGACATCAATACGCCACCAACGGAACCGCTGACCTCCGAACAGCACCGCAAAGTAAATGTGCGGCACATTGAAGACGGTAGCCTCATGGATGCACTGCACAATGTCTTGCTCAGGCAACTTGGTCCACGGTTCATCCATCTCTGGGTATTTTTTAAACTGGTGATCGCCAAAGTTCTTAACTTCCAGCAGACCGTTGTCCCCTGTCCAGAAGTCACCATGAGCGCGAAGCCAGGGCTCGGTCGAGTGTGTGCCTGCTACGTCAAGATCACGAACTGATATTCCAGTCTGTTCTTCCCACAACCGCCCGATTGCGCTTTCCAGAAAGAGGCCCATTTGAACCGCTTCCACCCCTGATAGATCAGCACGTTCCTTTTCTCCCCGTTTCTCCAGCAGCACGTCAAGGAGCTGACCCGAAACTGCACGTCTCGAATCTGTCGCCCACCATGCGTTTTTGCGGTCTTCTGGCGCAAAACCTTCTCCAATAATATGTCCACCACTTGCCATGTTATGCCTCTCCTACTGCTTTGCCGTTCTTGATATCAAAAGCGGCTGATTGAATATCAACTTGCAGAAGGTGCAAACCATGTAACGTATCAGCAAAAACCCCAACGACCTCACGAGGCAACAGATGCGGGTGAAGCGCATACATTGCGTGTTTGGCCTGTTCCAGCACAGCGTGAATATTGCTCAAGTGCTGTAGGTTTTGTTCAATTTCTTTTTTCATAGTAGCGACCCTCTAGGGCTATCTTAATATATTAAATAAATAGCACTGTCAACCAAGTTGCTAAAATATTTTATCTGTGCTAAAAATTAGTTCCCTTAACTTAAACATGGAGACTAAAATGTCCGACCAACTCGTTAGAAAGTCTATGCTTTTTCCTGAGACGCTGTGGACTGAAATCGAGGATTTCCGTTTCGACAACCGGATCAAATCAGACGTTGAGGCCATTAGACTTTTGATGAAAGCAGGTTTGCATTTTATTAAATTGCAGCAAGACGACCAGTTCGCGCAAGCTGAGCAGGCTGCTGTGGAGCGTCTTAACTCGCAGGTGTAACATGGCTTATAAGGTCAAAGACTGGAGCAAGTTCCAGCACTTTAAAGACAGAAAGCCGCCTTGGATTAAGCTCTACAGAGACATCTTGGATGATCTTGAATGGCACGAGCTTGACCCTGTGGCAGCTAAAGCACTGGTTGCCATCTGGCTGATCGCGTCTGAGAACGATGGTTGCTTGCCTGACACCAAGAAGCTAGCTTTCAGACTTAGGCTTTCAGAAAAGCAAACAATATCAATTGTCTCACAGCTATCTCATTGGCTGATACAAGATGATATCACGATGATATCAGACCGATATCAAGATGATAGTCTAGAGAAAGAGATAGAGACAGAGAAAGAGACAGAGGGAGAGAGAGAGGCAAGGCCTCGTGCAACTCGGCTCAACCCAAACTGGCAACCCTCGATTGATGAGCAAGAATTTGCTCGCCAGTTGGGGATTGATCCTCACACTGAGTCTGATCGCTTCAGGGACTACTGGACGGCTCAGGCCGGACAGAGGGCAACCAAGGCCAACTGGACAGCCACTTGGCGCAACTGGTGCCGCAACGCGAAGCCAGCGAAACCTAACAGCAACACAATGGCGAGCGAGTTGCTCGCATGGGCAAAGGACAAAGACGATGAGCAACGAATCAGCAACGCAAGCAGTTTTGACCCTTTTGGCCTGCTATCCAGCGACCAAAGCAGACGCTAAATTCGTAAAAATGGCAGCAATGTCGCTGGAACATTATCCAGACGAGACCCTCAGAGCCATGATTGACCCTCGCACGGGCATCGTGAACGAGTGCCAGTATATGCCAAGCATCAGCCAGATGAAGGGGTTTTGCAAAAACTATACGCCAACCCCTGCAAAGCCCAAGTATCTAACCTTCCCTGATCCAGTGCCTGCTAGTCCTGAGAGCAAGGCCAAGATTGACGAGATCGTGGCAAGCATCCAATGGTCAGACTACAAAGCACCCGTTAAAGTCACAGAAACCGACCTAGAAGCCCTGCGAGCTCGTTACGCTGACCTACCCCCGCCCAGCTTCTCTGAAAGCGCTCAGGTGGCCTTAGAAAAGGCTGACGCGTTTAAGGGCATGTTTGGCAGGCCTATGCCCAAATAAAAAAAGACCTCCAGAGCGGATCATGGAGGCCTAGTCTCAGGGAGGAAAACACCAGCAAGAGGCTGATCTGTTTGTTATAGACCTAAGCGCGAGGCACTGCAACCGCAAAGCGTGATTGCAAGCAACATTGCAAGGCTTGAGTAAAACAAGAACAAGGCGATCCAGTCTTTTATGTCACCCTTGTGCATTGTGATCCTCTGGTGCTGTGAGAGACTGCAAAAGATCATGCTCAACCTTAGCCAGCATCTCGTCATCAACTTGAGCAGTTTGCACAGGCTGTGCGATTGAGCCAGTTAATGAGCCATATAAAGACATTATTTCTATCATATTGTTAACCATAACAGGCTTGGCAGCTACTTTTGCCTCAAGATATGCAATGTGCATAAGGATGCACTCTTGCACAGAAACGGGTCTGTTTAGCTTGAGTGTTGCAATATTTGCAGCTTTTTCCCACAAAACTGCATTGTCCCCGTAATGATATTCGTTAGTATTTTGAGCGTGCGAGACGTTCACAAGTGTTTCATCAAGTGTCATGTTAGACCCCTTTTAGTGACGTTCGATTGTGGTTTTTGCCAGTGTGGCAGTGTCGTATTTGATAGTAAAATCATTGGCATGAGTCTGCACTTTGACGCTATAACCCCTGCTTTTCTTAACCTTAATTGGCTGGCAGTAACCTTTTTTGCCAAATAAGAAGCCAGCATCCCACACCAGCCATGAGTCGGAAGACCACATGAAAGGATTGTTTATTTTATCTTGAGCGTTATAGCCCTCTAAGAATATGTCTAACATGTTTAACCCCTATATGTTGATATTATATATATTAACCAAATACGATCATGCACCAGTAGCAAAGATAGCACCAAACTATCAGGCCAAGCGTTGCAAAGAGACTGTCTAAGATGGTTTCAGTGTGTTTCATGTTATGCAGCCTTAGGTGATGCTTGCTCAATGGCAATGTAATTGAAGCAAAATACGCAATCACCGTTAGGTAATACGCCAGAGCGCAGCTCAATGCCAGGCCAACCGTGTTTCTCGCACAAAACCCATGCTGCATGATATGCGCCGCCGTCACGGTCTGAGTAGCTATAGGGAACATAGATAGGCTTTACGCCTTCTGCCCATGCTTTCCAGCGTGAACCCTTGGTATTTGTCGGTCCGATGTATTTTACTTGAATAGCTTTCATAACGTGTTTTCCTTTGCTATATATATTATATATATGATAATCATTAGTGATTATCTAAATACAATAAAACATATAATATGTTTCTAATCAAGTTAATAATTATATGTATGATTACTAATAGTAAATATACTTAT